TTTGACAGGAGCTTTGCTTTGAGGCATAAACTTCTTACCAAAGGTAGTTTCATAACATAGAAGAAACTCATTCAATATAGACTCAGCTCTTTTGATATTAACTTCTTGAGCATCACGTCTAAAGATTAACTTGTCAACATTTAGCTTAGTGATCTCATTACCAACATCTTCTCGTAACGCAGTCTGCATAAGATCTTTTGTCTTATCTAGACTTTTGATACACTGTTCATGATGTCTTTGAAATACACCTATGATACTATTAGCATTCCATTCAGCTAACATAGACCAATCTGGATGATCAGCAAATGGTGATATAACTGTATTGAAAAAGCTAGTAACACCAGCTTTCATATCAATACTATCTAACACATCTTCCATATCATTTAGTCTGCTATCTGAATAATCTTGTTGATTTAATTCACTACCCATCATATTTAACTCCTTTTGTTATATTATTAATTTCGCTTGACAGCTCAACGACTTTATCCCAGTCATTTTTAACTATCGCTTCTTCTTTTAACATTGATAACTCAACAACTCTTTTTCTATCGTGTTCATCTGTTATCAACTCATAGTATGTAACATATTGCATATTAACCTTTCTGTTTATCGTTTACTTTATAACCGACATGGCATAACGCATGTGGTTAAGGTGTGCAGTCATCATGAGGCAAAGCTTAATGATACAGTGCGACAGAGCGTACCCCTTTAGGGGCTTGGCACCTTTAGGTGCGACGCTCATGTCCCTAGCACTGTTCATTAAGGCAAACTCATGATACAAGCACATTAATCCACGTGTGTGGGGGGGACCCATAGCAATAATGAGCAACAGCGAATGGTTTCTTTAGAAAATTGTGTATGGGGTTGTAAGTGTTGCCTTTGGCAACTCTATTAGAGCAATCCAGGGGATTGATCAATGCGACCAGGATCGTCACCCTTTAGGGACAAGACCGAAGGGCTTGGGGGCTTTAGCCCTAGAGCCTGTAAGTCGCCATACAACATATTGTTATGTGAGTTTCACTACCTACTAAAGTACTGTTATTTATCTTGACAGGGACAAATTAAATAACTACGAACCTATTAGGGTAGAATAAAAAGGTATTATGAAAGACGATCTAACAGAGAAACAACGAGCCTTAGTAGATACAATTGTAGCTACAGGGTGTAGTATAACAGAAGCTGCTAAAACGGCAGGATATTCAACAGCTATTAGTAAAGATTCAGCGAGAGTAAGTGCTTCTCGCACACTACGTTTACCAAAGGTACAACAGTATATGCAACAACGGATTGCACAAACTCTTGGACTTGGAGCAGTAAGTGCGAGTAAAAGACTTATCGAGCTATCTACTGGAGCTAGGAGTGAATACGTTCAGCTAGAAGCTAGCAGAGATATTCTCGATAGAGTAGGATTGAGAACACCAGACAAGGTGTCCCACAATATACAGGGGGATATTAAAATTAATATAGATCTAACGTGAGGCGTTGGTACGCACCCACACATTTAGAATCGTGAGATTCGGAGGGTGGGGGCGAAAATCATCAGCCATAGCTGACGAGGCGACTATCACAGACAACAGGGTTTAAAAAGGTACGATGGCAAAGCAGAAGTTTACACATTTCATCCCAAGAGATAAACCTAAGAAAAGAAAAGGCGTTCATACAAAGAGCCAAAACAAATCAGCCAAAAGACAAAAGAAACAACTTCGCTACAAAGGACAAGGGCGATAGATTGCTTAAGTGCGTTTCAAAAAATTTTTTAGTTCTATAAGGTTCTCCTTTCATTTAAACAAAGGAGAGATATGAATTACAAAGTAAATATATGGCAAGATGACACTTTAAAAAGAGAGATTGTATATTCAGCTGAAAATGATATACAAGCCATACAGATGGCAAGTGCTGCAACACCAGACGGATGCAGAGCAACATACGAACAAATGGAGGATATATGCCCTACGGAAAAGGAACCTATGGTTCTAAAAGAGGAAGACCTGCTGCGAAAAGCAAGTTAACAGGAAAACAAAAATCATTACCAGATGCTTTGAAAAAAAAGATCATAGCAAAAATGAAAAAGAAGTAATGGCGACAAAGAAAGAAAGAGAACATATGAGGTGGGTTGCTGAGCTTGGTTGCTATTGCTGCGAACGCCCAGCCAACCTACACCATATAAGACCACCTGGAACTGGCATAGGAAGACGTACAAGCCACTTCCATGTTATTCCGTTATGCCACGACCATCATGTAGGAAACTTCTCTATACATATGTCTAAGAAAGCATTTGAAGAAAAGTTTGGCAAAGAAGAAGAAATACTTAAGATAGTATTAGAAAGGGTTGAACAATTAAAATGTCGTTCCTCAATAATATAAGTTTAAAAGATCGTAATAGATTAAGAACTATAGTTAAGAAAGTACATTTAAAAAATTATCCAACACACATGATAACAGACTACGAAGCTGATAAACTTGTTGAAGCTTTTGGTGAAGAAACAATATACAATCTGTTAAAAGCTAATGTTGGTGTAAATGTCGATTAATTTCAAATACAAACCAGAAGGTGATACCTTAAAAAAATTTATGAAGTCTGACGACTTCTTTAGAGGACTGCGTGGTCCAGTAGGTTCTGGTAAATCAGTTGCTTGTTGTATTGAAATATTTAGACGAGCATTATTACAACAAAAGAATGCAGAAGGTAAAAGAAAATCTAGATGGGCTGTCATTAGAAATACAAATCCACAGCTTAGAACTACAACAATTAAAACATGGTTAGATTGGTTTCCAGAAGATACATGGGGCAACTTTGCCTGGAGTGTTCCTTATACTCATAGAATCTTAGTTGGTGAACTTGATGTAGAAGTTATCTTCTTAGCTCTTGATAGACCAGAAGATGTAAAAAAATTACTATCATTAGAATTGACTGGCGTTTGGGTTAATGAAGCAAGAGAAATACCCAAATCAATTATAGATGCTTGTACTATGAGGGTAGGAAGATTTCCTAGTATGAGAGAAGGTGGAGCAAGTTGGTATGGAGTTATAGCTGATACCAATGCACCAGAAGAAGATCACTGGTGGCCGATCATGGCAGCAGATGTACCTGTACCAGATCACATATCTAGGGATGAAGCTTTAATGTTAATCAAACCAGATAACTGGAGTTTTCATACCCAACCCCCTGCTTTGCTAGAGAACAAAGGATCTGATGGGTTTATAATTGGTTATGAAGAAAACACTAAAGCAGAAAATAAAAAAAACCTAACCAAACAATATTATAATAATATTATTAGAGGTAAAACAAAAGGATGGATAGATGTTTATGTTTTAAATAAACTAGGATCTATTGAAGAAGGTAAACCTGTATATCACAGCTTCAAAGAAGAATTACACATTACAAAAGAAAAAATACAATTAGTACCAGGACAACCAGTATGGATTGGAGTTGACTTTGGATTAACACCTGCTGCTGTGTTTGGACAAAGAACTTCAACTGGTAAATGGAATATAGTAAATGAGCTTGTTTGTTTTGATATGGGTGTAATAAGATTCTCAGAATTACTGAGAGGAGAGATTGCTAAATCATACAAAGGATATGAAGTTATGATCTATGGTGATCCTGCAGGAGATTTTAGATCACAAACAGATGAAAGAACTCCATTTCAAATTATGCGTAATCATGGATTAAAAGCTATACCTGCACCATCTAATGATGTTGCTTTAAGAATAGAAGCTGTTGATTCTACACTATCTAGATTAGTAGATGGCTCACCAGGATTTAATATGAATACAGATTGTATTAATCTTAAGAAAGGTTTTAATGGTGGTTATCATTATAGAAGACTACAAGTATCTGGAGATAGATATGATGAGAAACCATTAAAGAATAGATACTCCCATGTCCATGATGCTTTGCAATATTTAATGATGGGAGCTGGTGAAGGTAGAACAATGATGTCTGGTAAAATACAAACACAGCCAACTGTTGCTAAGAAACAATGGGATGTATTTCAAAAGCCAGGTGTAAGCAAAAGGAAAGTATGGGATATTTTCAAACGGAATGGTTAGTATATTTTTATGGAGAACAAGATCATAGTGAATGGTTACAATTTTTAAAAAAAGGTTTCAAACATTGTGGAGCTTTATCGTATTCAGCTAAATATGATTTGTGGATTCATTTAGAATATACTCATGTAGGAATAAGAATGTCTTACTTAGACAAAGAAGAAATATCAACAATACTTAATTACTTGAAAGACTATAAAGTATTAAGATGTCCTATTAAAGATGAATGGCAGCTCTTTAGAATTAAAGATCTAACTTGTGTTGGATTTATTATGCGTCTTATAGGATTCTATAAATGGTATATCTTAACTCCATATCAACTTTATTGTGCGTTGATAAAAGCAGGATATAAGTCATTTTGGAAAGAAGATGATAAAACCAAAGAAATCACTACAGCAAATAATAGATGATATGAGAGATCTTCATGATAAAGAAGATGATCTACTTCGAGAAATGGAAGATGGATTTGGCTCATTAATATCTAGCGATCTTGATGATATTGATTTTGAAGATGAGGAGTTAAACTAATGGGTAATATATTAAATCCAAAACCAAAACCAAAACCAATAGATCCAGCTATTGAAAAAGCTAAAAAAGAAGAAGAAAAAAGAAAACTTGAATTAGAAATGCAACAAGAATCATTTGATGCTAGAAAAGCTAGAGGAATGGTAGGATCAAGATCTTTATTTGGTAAAGCTGGGGGCAAAGGTTATTTAAGTTAATGGTAGCAAAAGTTTATCAAAATCCTAAAGGTGGACTTAATGCTAGAGGTAGAGCTTTCTTTAAACGTAAAGAAGGATCTAACTTAAAAGCACCAGTTAAAAAAGGTAAAAATCCTAGAAGGGTTTCTTTTGCTGCAAGGTTTGCAGGAATGCGTGGTGCAATGAAAGATAGTAAAGGCAGACCTACTAGAAAAGCTTTAGCATTAAGAGCTTGGGGTTTTAGTAGTGTGGCTGCTGCAAGAAGTTTTGCAAACAACAATAAGAAAAAAGCTTAATGGCTGTTGCAAAAAAAACTAAACCTGCTTTATGGGCAAGAGCTAAAGCTCAAGCTAAAGCAAAAATGGGGGGCAAACACAGTGCTAGGGCTATGCAACTTGCTACAAAGATTTATAAGAAAGCAGGTGGAGGCTATAGAGGATCTAAGTCTTCGTCAAACAAACTTAGTAAATGGAGTAAACAAAAATGGCAAACAAGCAGTGGTAAAAAGTCAGAAGGCAAACGAAGATATTTACCTAAGAAAGCTTGGAAAGCTCTTACGGCTAAAGAAAAGTCAGCAACTAACAAAGCTAAAGCACGTGGAAATAAAAAAGGAAAACAGTTCGTTAAACAACCAAAAGCTATCGCAGCGAAAACAAAAAGATTTAGATGAAGAAATTTATAAATAAAATAGTTTTAAAAATTAAAGTTTTTATTGTAGAACTTAAAAACAAGTGGAGAAAAAAATAATGGAATATACAATTGACGATTCACCTACAGTAAATACTACAGATAAAGCAGCTCGTATCTTAGAAAAATATAAAGAAGCTGTATCTGTTAAAGATCATTGGAGAGAAAAATTTGAAGAAGCGTATGAGTACTGTCTTCCAAACAGAGAATCTTTTTATGATGAATCGCCAGGACAAAGAAGAACAGATAAAATATTTGATGAAACAGCAGTAGTAGGAGTACAAGAATTTGCATCAAGATTACAATCTGGTATCGTTCCAACCTTTGCTAGATGGGCAGATTTTCAAGCAGGTGTAGAAATACCAGAAGAAGAAAAATCACAAGTTAATTTACAGTTAGATAAAATTACAGAATATGTTTTTGAAGTATTGCAAAACTCTAACTTTAATCAAGAAGTACACGAAGCATTTATGGATCTTGCTGTAGGTACTGGATGTATGTTAGTTGAAGAAGGAGATGCTGTTAATCCTGTAAAATTTACAGCTGTACCATTACCAAAAGTATGTTTATTAAATGGACCAGATGGTAAGATTGATACTGTCTATAGAACAAGAAAAGTAAAACCAGAACACGTTTCTGTTTTATATCCTAGAGCTGTTATGCCAGAAAATTTTGATTTGTTACAACAAAAAAAAGAATTAGTAATTATAGAAGCTGTATATAAAATTCATCAAGACAATGAAGAAAAATATAAATATTGTGTAGTATTAGAAAATCCTAAAGCTGTAATCTTTGAAGAAGAATATGAAGGCGAAGGATCTAATCCATATTTAGTATTTAGATGGAACAAAGCATCTGGTGAAGTATATGGTAGAGGTCCAGTATTTAATGCAATGGGTGCTATTAAAACTTGCAACTTAACTGTTGAATTAATATTACAAAATGCACAGATGTCAGTAAGTGGTGTTTACACTTATGAAGATGATGGTGTAATTAATCCAGATAATATTGCTTTAGTACCTGGTTCATTAATACCAGTAGCACCAGGATCAAGAGGATTAAGTGCTATACAATCTGCATCTAACTTTGATGTAGCTCAATTAGTATTACAAGATATGAGAGCTAATATTAAAAAAGCTTTATACATGGAAGCTCTTGGAAGACCAGAAGGAACTCCAATGACAGCAACAGAAGTTTCAGAAAGAATGGCAGATCTATCAAGACAAATCGGTTCTTCTTTTGGAAGATTACAATCTGAGTTTATACACCCATTGTTAAAAAGAATTATTAGAATATTATCTAAACAAGGTAGAATAGAATTACCAAAAGTAAATGGTAGAGAAGTTAAAATAGGAGCTAGATCTCCATTAGCACAAGCTCAGCATATGCAAGATGTTTCAGATATAAATAGATTTAATGAAATTATTGCAGGTACATTTGGACCACAAATGATTAATGTAATTGTTAATCAAAATGAAACAGCAAAATACTTAGCAGAAAAAATGAACTTACCAGAAAAATTAATTAGAGATGAAGAAGAACAGAAACAGATAATACAACAGATTAGTCAGTTACAAACTTCAGCAGGAGAAGGAGAAATACCACAATAATGAGTTGGGATGGTCTTAAAGAAAAAAAACCAATCCCTGCAAAATCTATTGATGGTTACGTAAGAACAGACGAAGAAGAACGTAATCTTAATAAAATATTTGCAGGTGTATTCAAGGATGATAATGGAAAAAAAGTTCTTGATTATATTAAATCGATTACAACAGAAGCCGTTGCTGGACCAAATATAGAAAGCAACAAACTATTTCATTTAGAAGGAATGAGATTTTTAACAGCAATAATACAAACAAGAATAAAAAAAGGAGAAAAAGATGGTAGATGATAATGCAACAGCACCAATCGCCACAGAAGTTCAAGAACAAACTGTAAGCGATAAACCAGAATATGTACAAGACAAATTTTGGGATGTTGATAGAAAAGAAGTTAACTTAGAAAACTTAGCTTCAAGTTATAATGCTCTTGAAAAAAAACTAGGTTCAAGAACAGAAGATCTTTCTAAACAAGTAAGACAAGACTTAGAACAAGAAAGATTAGGTAAAGTTCCAGAAGAATATAAAATTACTGTTCCAGAACTTCCAGAAAATGTAGATGTTTCGGTATCGGATGATATGGAAATAGTACAATGGTGGAAAGAAACAGCCAAACAAAACGGATTATCTCAAGAACAATTTGATCAAGGTGTTAAAGTGTTTATAGATAATGCAATGGCTACACTTCCAAATGTAGAAGAAGAAATGCAAAAACTTGGTGATGCGTCAAAAGAAAGAGTAGAAGCTGCTGAGCTATGGTCAAAAAGAAATTTATCGCCAGAAGCTTACAGTACTATTTCTAGTTTTGCAGCAACAGCTGATGGTGTAAAAGCAATAGAAGAAATAATGAAATTGACTAAAGATAGTCCTATGCCTACTACACCTACACAAGTATCTGTTACTCCAGACTTAGGAGATCTTAAATCTATGATGAATGATCCTAGATATTATGATTCAAGTAAAAGAGATGATAGTTATATTAAGCGTGTAACAGAGTTGTATGAAAAAGCATATAATACAAAAAAATAATTTTAAGTATAAAAAACTTAAAAAAGATTTACATTGGCTAGATGCAGTTAGTGAAACAGGTTGGATTAGTAAATCTGATATGGATGAACATGAACCTGCAAAAGCTGTATCTAGTCAAATGTGGATATACAAAGAAACTAAAAAATATATTACATTATTTGGAACATACTCGTATGACAAAAAAGGTAATATAGAATTTGGTGAAGTAATTACTATTCCTAAAATATGGATGTAATTGTGCGTTGTTTAAATAATTAAACAAATCTATTTCTATTACAAGACCTTAAAAATGTTTAATGTTTGCCCTTAACTGGATAACAATCCACTGCATTTGTAAGATAATCGGATAATAAACGTAACTTAACAACAAGGAGCTAATAATGGCAACATCAATAACTAATGCCTTTATAACTCAGTTTGAAGCAGAAGTTCACATGGCTTACCAAAGAATGGGTTCTAAATTAAAGAACTTAGTAAGAACTGTGAATGGCGTTAACGGTAATACTGTTAAGTTTCAGAAGGTTGCAAAAGGTGCAGCAAATACTAAAGCAAGACATGCTGAAGTAGTTGCAATGGATCTTTCACACAGTAATGTGTCAGCAACTTTAACTGATTACTATGCAGCTGATTACGTTGACAAGCTAGACGAGTTAAAGGTAAACATCGACGAAAGACAAGTAGTATCACAGAGTGCAGCATATGCTTTAGGTAGAAAAACTGATAGCGTATTAACTGGCATTATGGATGGTGCAACTCAACTTGCAAACAACTCATCAGGTACAGGTACTGGTATGAACTTAGGAAAAGCAACATCTATGATGGAACTTTTTAATACTAATGACCTTCCAGATGATAATCAAAGATACTGGGTAGTAGGACCAAAACAATGGTCTGATCTACTAGCATTAGATCAATTCTCTAGAGTAGAATATGTAGGCGAAGGTGAGCTTCCATATGCTGGAGGAATGACTGCAAAAAGATGGTTAGGATTCTTATGGTTTGTACACAGTGGACTAGAAACTTCTGGTTCTACTGATAGACATACTGTGGCTTTCCACAAATCATCTCTGGGCTTAGGAATAGGTTCTGATGTAAAAACTGAAGTGAACTACATACCAGAAAAAGTTTCTCACTTAATTACTTCTATGCTTAGCATAGGTGGTACATTAATTGATACTAATGGTATTAGAGTTCAAAAATGTGCAGAATAATAGGAGTATAATATGGCATACGCAACAGACAACCCAATCAAAAAGATTGCTGAGGCTGGTGGTAATTCAGTATTCTTCTATATAGATGGAGATGCTATCGGTACTATCGATAACTCTGATTACTTCTTAGCTGCAAAAGATGAAGTTAAACAAGGTGATATTATCATTTGTACATCTGGTATAGGTGGAACAATCGCAGTAGATATGTTAGTAGTAACATCAGCTACTGGTGCAGCAGCAATAACAACTGCTGTCTTAGCATAATACACTACAATTTTGGGGGCGAGTTTTCTCGCCCTCATACAAAAATTTAAAATAAAATATGGCAACATCAAAAGTAGATATATGTGCAAGAGCATTAGTAATGATAGGGGCACAACCTATATCTTCTTTTAGTGATGGATCTACAGAAGCTTTAGTAGCATCTAATATTTATGATGATATTTCTGAATCATCTTTAACAAGACACAGATGGAAATTTGCAACTAATCAAAAACAATTATCATTATTAAACGCAGCACCAGCAGGAAGATATGATTTTGCTTATCAATTACCTGCAAATCCTGGTGTGTTACAAATTAATACATTAACAGTAAATGATTTTGTAATACCTTATACAAGATATAAAGATATGATTTATGTCAATTCTTATGGTTCAAACAGTACATTAATCTTAGACTACATTTATAAAGTTGGAGAAGAATATTTTCCACCACATTTTAGATTAGCTTTAGAATATGAATTAGCATCTATCTTTGCTGCATCAATTGCTAGAGATTCTGGAATGATAAGAGAATATAAAAGTTTAGCTGATAGACAATTTTTAATATCTAAAAACATAGACGCTTCTGAAGTTACAACTAAAAAACTTGATACATCAAGATTTATTAACTTAAGAAACTCTACAAGAACTGATGTATAATGGCAAGAAAACTAAAAACAGTCCTTACAAACTTTTCAGCAGGTGAGCTTAATCCTTTATTAAATGCTCGTATAGATATTCCTGCTTACACTAATGGTGCAAAACAATGTAGAAATTTTTCATTGTTAGCAGAAGGTGGAATAATGAGAAGACCAGGTACAGAATATTTAACAACACTTATACCCAATAGAACTAGATTAATTCCTTTTGTTTTTTCTAGTGATGAAATAGCTATTATAGTTTTACAACAATATCAATTTGGAGTTTTTGATATTGATGGAAATCCTATTCAAGCTATGCAAGGTATTGCAAGTACTACTCCTTGGACACAAGCACAATTAAATGAATTAACTTTTGCACA